CGTGTAAGCAATGATGAAGATGCTTTGACATCAGAAATTGGTACCCGTGGAGCAGCCGATACTTCGCTCTCTCTGCGTGTAAGCAACGAAGAGGATGCTCGTACAGCAGCCGCTGCGTCGTTGACTCTGCGTCTAAGCAACGAAGAGGATGCTCGTGAAGCAGCCGATACATCGATTGTTGCCCGCTTTGATGACCTCGAAGTTGTTGACTGGGCATCAGGAACCCGCAAGTTCACCATTGGCAACGCTGTGGTTTTTGAATTCGAAGCTTATGCGGCTTTCTCGGCAGGCGACCCGATTGCCTTTACCGTGAGTAAAGCATAACAGCTAGAATAGCCTAATTACGGATATCCGTAAAATAGTTTCTCTAAAAGGCAGTCCATATGGGCTGCCTTTTTCTATTTAAAGATATGGATACTTCTATAAAACACCTTATCAAAAAGATTGACTTTCTTGAAGAGGAACAGGAAGCTTACGAGGAGGCATTTCCAAAATACCTGAAAAAGTTTATTGAAGACTTTCCAGAACATAAAGAAAAGATACTTGCAATGATGAACGGAGAAAAAAAAGACACTGAAGAAAAAACAGACGCTTCGGACCTTTCCCCAGTAGAAAAGAAAGCCCTGAAAAAATTGTATCACAAAATATCACGCCTTTCACACCCTGATGTTATTCAGTCAACTTTTTTAAACAATATATTTCAGAAGGCTGCATCGGCTTATGAAAGCGAGAGTATAGATGAGATAGTTCGTTTATGTGTTTTATTAGAGATAGATTTTGGTTCTCTTAAAATAGAAAGAGTGAAAGAAAAATTAGAAGATTCGGCATCTACTTATGAAGAGAAGATAGCATCCTATCAAAACTCGCTGCCCTATCTTTGGTCAAAAGCCAAAACCGATGATGAAAAACAACAAGCAGAGATTATGATAATGATGAGTCTTGGTCTTTCTTGATATAAGGAGAATTATATGAAATCGGAAAAAACAAAACTAAGCTTAAATATTAGACAACATAAAATAGGAAAGTTCTTGCATTTATTTGCCAGAGAAAGCATTGAAGATTTTCAAAATAGCAGCTATCGAGAAGTTCAAGATTTATTATCTTCGCTAAAGAAAGGAGATGCATCGGTCGCTACAAAAAAAGTGGAACACTATATCAAGACAATAAAAACTCATCTGGAGGACCTGGAACAAGTCTCCTCACTGATTGAAAAGGATTTATTAAAAAATGTGCTTCCTAGTAAAGAGGACGAAGCAGAAGCGTTTACAAACACCAATGGTAGTACAACCTGGAATGTCTATGATGATAGACCAGCTAAGTTTGGAGCACCAAAATCATCTACCGATACAGAGGTCCTCGAAGATTTGCCTGATTTGGAGAAAGACAGTCTCTGAATTTGCCGTGGGAGTATATAGGCGGTCTCGTTCTCCTCTTACGCAGTTAATAAATGTGTTATGATGCTGCTCAAGGGCAAAAACAAACAGTTCAAAACCCAAAGTATTTGATACTTGTCCAACCTCCAAACAAGACATAGGATGCTGGTTCATTGTCTGAGCTTCTTCATCAGTCATAGTAATAATAACTTTTTGTGCATCTGGTCTCCACGAAAACGGATATGTATTCATTGACCAATACATTGTATCTATTGTTGGTTCTTGTCCAGCACTATCAATCATTCTACCAGCTTCAATGATAGAAAGAAACTCGTCAGCGGGCACAAAGTCAGACACCATTCTAGCAAGAGAATATGGGGGTCTTAAATCATCACCTGCCCTCGCACCTACAACAACTAGTCCAAATCGAAACTGGCTCGTTATCGGGTCGTCTAAAAGAGGAGTTATGCCTTGTATCATTGAGTCTATCTCGTCTCTGAAGGAACCAGATATATCGAGAACAAAAACTAAATCTACACCACGAGTATCAAACCCCTCATCAACTTCTCCATCACAATCATTATCTAGGTCATCACAGCGTTCTAGTACCGGTAAGACTTGACTATCACAAGGTCCATTAAAGTTACCATCTGTACAGTAACGAATTCCTGCTCGACATTCACCTACACCCATGGTCCCTTCCGGTCCCTCATAACATACAATAGCTGTAGTATTAACAATTCCTTCATCAATAGAGCCATTACAATTGTTGTCAACTCCGTCACACATCTCCTCGGACGGTCCAATGTGCCCCTCACAATATAGACCACCATTACCACATTTCATAACACCCGGTGTACAAATACCAACTCCATAATCAACATTCTCTTCAAACCCGCACAATTGATGTTCTTCTGGGTATGTTTCATCTATAGCCACATCACAGTCATTATCTATACCATCACAAATTTCTTCAGATGGACCTCGTGCTCCCACACACTCTGACCAACCACTGGTGGAACAAGTTTTTAATCCGTAAGAACATTGCCCTGCTCTTTGTGCAATTTCATCTGGGTTGGCAGCCGGGAAGTCTTGTCCTAATTCATCACAGACAAGCTTTTCTCCGGGAATGCATTCTAATTTTACTAATTGGTCTGTTTCGAAACAAGCAGAGCAAGCAGATATTACTATGGGAACAAACAAGGCAACAAAGTGTTTCATTCCATCGTTGCCTCAACGCATGCATCATACGAAGAATACAGAACCATACTCATAACGGAGCTATTGAAGACTCGAAACCTTACTTTTTTGAGGGGAAGTTCCTCTGGAGTATAGGTGGCTGTCATAACAATTGGTGGTGATTCGTCTGATTGAGTTGGGAGTTTAAAAGCAAAAAGTAAGGAATTTCCCGGTCCATTTTGTAATATGCCGGCAATGTACCCATCTTGGATAACGTCAGGAATCCCAATTTGTGCAGCAGAGTTATCACCCGATTCAGTAGTGATACGACTGCTAATGTGAACAACCCACTTACAATTATTATGCTGACCAGGGGTATAAAAGGTGGATTGCTTAGAAAAAATAGTGGGGTATAGGTTGTTTGCCTTAGTGTAATAGTGAAATGATATTGCGGAAACAAGTGCTAATACACTCAATAACGTAACTTTTCTATATATTTTAGCAAACATAAATAACACTCCTTACTGGAGCGGTTTTAGGTTTAATACCTCTCCGGTGGGCGACAAGGTGATAAAAGGCATCCTCTTTATCTCTTTATTAAATATCTTCGTATTTGAGGTTTTTGTTTTCTTTTCTATCCAAACAAGAATTTGAGTCTTTTCCTTAACTTCGCCAACATAGGACCATTTTCCTTCTATCTTTTCCCAAATGTTGGGCATTTCTACAACTGGGTTGCCAAGCATTATAAGCCCTGACAATATAATGTTACTAACCATAATGATTTCTTCCTTCTTTGTAATCTTAAAAACAGATTACTGTGGATAATTAGTCTCTGCGCAATCTACTTACTATACTATGACTAAAAAAACAACATTATGCGTAAAGTTTCTGATATTTGTTTCAATATGTCTGAGTAGTTGTGTTAGTGGGTGTACAACTATATCTTTGACCGGTTCGAGCGAAAAAGAGATAATTCCTCGGCACTCTTTCATTCAGGTTCAACAAACCGTAGAGCTTGAAGGGTGTGGATTAGATAAGGTTACCGCCGAGAAAAAATGCCAAAAAGCAAATATGAGATACGTCTCTTCAGGAGCATATGTTTTTCATAGTGAAGTAACCCCAGGGGTATCTTATGCTGTAACAGCAGGGCACTCGTGTCAAAACAAATTACCTAAAGAACAAGTAATAGAAGGGTTTACAATTGTAAACAAAGGAGCAAAGTTCAAAGCAGTAGACTTGAACGGTTTCCAACATGATGCTGAAGTGGTTCAAATAAATAGCCGTTTTGACTTGTGCTTATTGAGGGTAATGGATGTATATAAAAATCCTCCCATATTAAAAGTAGCAAAAAAAGAACCCCCAAGAGGAGAAACCGTTACCAATATGGCTGCACCTCATGGTCTTTTTTGGAGCGGTACAGTTCTGATTTTTAAAGGTCAGTTCTCTGGGTTTCATCGTCGTGGGTATTCAGTCTACACAATTCCGACGAAGCCAGGCTCCAGTGGCTCTCCTATAATCAATTCAAAAGGGAAACTCATAGGGGTAATTTTTGCTGGGTATCCTATGATAGAGAACGTGGGTCTTTCGTCTCCCCTAGTAGCCATCAAGGTTTTTCTGAAAAAATCTATTACTCTCGGAGAGATGCAGTTATGGGAACAGCACAATAAGCCCGCTGTAAATACACAAGTAGACCGAGTATGGATTCAAGAAATGAAAGCCAAAATAAACAAAGTTTTTAATAACTAAGGTAGATATACTATGTTACCTAACTTTAACAACATAGCCCTCAGGCGCAACGACATCCCTGGTTCTACCGGAGCGGCACGCTTTCCCTTGAGTGGTGTTTCTGAATTGGGAAACATTCCGCTCGGGGTTGGACTACCATCTTCCGGAGTTACTCCTACAACTTCTGGAGGTACCTTGGTCCACACGTTTTCGGCTGATACAAATGCTATAGAAGAAGTTTACTTGTACTCGTCCAATTACGACGCCTCGTCCGATTTTGATATTACATTATCCTTTGGGTTGGGTACCGACGCTGTCGGCGTGCCCCAAATAAGCACAACCAGTATTATAACAATTCCTATCAAGGCTGCCACAGGATTAAACTTAATCTTACCTGGAGTTCCCTGTCGAACAGCAAATACTGCTGCTCCTTTAAGTTTATATGCTTGTACAACTTCGACCGGAAAATTAAATGTTTTTGGGTATGTATTGAGATACTACCCTATAAACCCCGATGAAGACCTCGTAGACCGAGCCGGATATTCAGGAGTATAATGATATGCCTAGTAATGTAAGAAGAATGTTGGGACCCGTTATAAGTTCGATGGGAGGCGCTAGTGATGGAGTAATCACGCTAAGCAATTTTGATGGTTTTGTTCTAACAGCAACAGGAAAAAAGAATGTCCTAGAGGGAGTTTCTGCTCTTAAGTTCAATGCAGACAACAGCGCCCTTACAGCTAGTTCTAACTTATATGTTGAAGGAGCAAACAAAAATTTATATATTCAAGGAACTAATGAAAATGGGGACACAACATATTATAAATTTGTAATTCAACAGGGTGGCTTCTACGTTGTTCCTTCTGGGTCTTCTCCGTAATAAAGACTCTAAAAGTTATTTATAAGATTTTTATTGAACTATTTATAACGTTACATAACAATAACCCTTACAAGGAGGATATCAAAAATGGCAAGCCCAAGAGTAAGAAGAATGAGAAGAAGAGCCCGAGCCGCTACTGCACAAGCTAATGTAGCACCCGTTGTGGAAGCTCCAGTGGTAAAAAAAGAAGAACCTAAAAAAGCAGCCAAACCTGCACCTAAAAAAGCTTCCAAGAAAGATAAAAAGTGATAAACAAGATTACAAAAGCTTTCCTACTGAACGAAAGATTTAATTTTGATACTGGTGCTTCTTTACAAGCTTTGACAGATATTGTCTCTAATATAAAAGTTTCAAACAAAAGAGATAACAATCGTTTAAAGCTTGCAAAAGAGCATATTCGTGGTATAAAGAGACAGTTGAGAAGCCTCAATGAACGAGTCAATCAACTAGAGGAAGAATTGAGTCTTTTAAAAGAGGAAAAATAAAATGGGTGGTGTAGCTGGTCATATGGACCATCTTTACGACAACCGTGATTTATCTTTTGATGAAATGAAAGAAATCATGGAAGCCGCTAGCAATGGTGAGTTGACAACCGAGGAAAAGGTTGACGGTCAGAATTTATTCCTTTCCTATTCTATCCCTGAAGGTAAAGCTAAAGGGGCAAGAAACAAAGGCAACCTCAGAGCCGGAGGATTAGATGCACCTGGATTAGCCCAAAAGTTTGCCGGGAGAGGGTTTCTTGAATCTGCATTCAATGGGGGTTTCAATGCTTTTGAAAAAGCAGTAGAATCTTTGTCAGATAAAGAAAAAATGGCAATCTTTGGTCCAGATGCTGATATTTGGTACAACGCAGAAATTATGGACCCTGGTGCGAGGAACGTTATCAATTACGATGGTAAAACTTTGAAAATACACAACGTTGGACACTTTGTGTTTGATAAAGAGAGTGCCGAGCGCAGCCCCATCCCCAAAGGAGCTTTGGATACTTTAGATAACGCTGTGGAGCGAATGCAGAAGTCTCTAGCGCAACATGATTTTTCTATTGCCCGAGAAGCCTTAGTAAATCTAAAAAAGCTAGAAGACAAAGCACCTCTCCACTTAGCTAGCAATAGAATTGAAAAAGCCATCCGGGACGAAGGTCTTGATTCTTCTAATACTGTTGGTGATTATGTATTTTCACGAGTTGTAAACGGAATAGATAATAGCTTTTCATTAGACATGAGAAAAAATATTGCTCGTTATTTACTGAAGTTGCCCGGCAATATTGGAAAAAGAGCCCTCAAACAAGGTCTTTCAAAAGAAGATGCTCAGGACCTAGAGGCTGTTATTGCGACTGATAAAAACATCCTTCAACAAGCAATTTATCCCATCGAGATGGCTGTTCACGATTTTACCGTGGATATTCTTGAGGGACTAGAAAGTGTGTTTATTGCGGATACCAAAAAAGAAGTTCAACGCCTTAAGAAAGAGTTGGCAAATGCTGTAAAACAGATAACAAACAATGGACCTGAAAACCCTCAAGCTATGGAAGTTATGCAGCGTCACCTGAATAAAATTAAAGATTTTTCAAAAATATCCACTCCGATTGAAGCCGTTGTATTCGATTATAATGGTCATACTTACAAATTTGCTGGCAATTTTGCTCCTTTGAATCAAATCCTGGGGTTATTTAGGTATCAAAAAGGTCCTAAAGGGGTAACTAAAGAAAGTCTTGCCGCAAGAGCTAAAGTCCTTACCGAAAAAGATGGGAAAAAAGTAGCCCTTCTTCCTGGGGGTTTTAAGCCGCCGCATGCGGGTCACTATGGTCTTGCTAAATTGCTAGCATCTGAACCCAATATTGATGAAGTGGTGGTTATTATCGGAAAAAAACCACGGCTATCTTCGATTAGTCCTAAAATCGCTATCACATCCAAACAGTCTAAAAATCTCTGGGACCTTTATACCAGAGATGACGAAAATATTAAAGTAAGAATTCAACAAGGGAAAACTCCTGTTGCTGATGTGTATGATTTAATAGGAGATAATAATGAATTCTCTGAAGGGGATACCGTTATCCTGGGGAAGAGTGACAAAGATGTAGGTGATAAGCGTTATGCTCGGGCTCAGTCCTGGGCGGAAATGCACAACCCCGGAGTAAAAGTAGAAGAGATGGTTTTCCCCGTCATCGGTGGAGAAAATATGGGAGGCACTGCCTTGAGAGACATGATAGCATCGGGGGACAAAGAGGAGTTTGTTTCAAAACTACCAGAACACATTACAGATAAAGAAAAAAATGATATCTGGGCAATGGTTTCTTCAACTTCTAATGAGTCTTTGGATAAACTAATCGATTCGTCATTAGAGGAAATATCTGCAATGAGCGGAGGTTCTGTCACGGGATATTCGTCTCCGTTTGGAGCCCCTAATCGAACTAATGTCTACAAACAAACTAAAAAACCTCGAATCAAAAAAGCAAAACGTCAAAGACGGAGATAATTAGAATACTATGATTACTATTGACAGAGAGCAAATGATTGCTGAAGAACTTATCAGAGAGCATGTGAGAAAAAGAATTTCTCAAAAAATACATCTAGAGCAAGTTGTTCGCAATAGAGTAAAACAAATTATCACCGAAGCCGAAGCTGGCACTGATGAGCCGAGTACTTATACTGGGATTAATGTACTGGCTAACTTATTAGAGAAAATAGTACCAGTCATCGAAGATGATTACAAAATGCTTACAACTTCTGAGGAACAACGAGAATCTTTCCGAAATCATATGGTGCATGCGATTAAAAATACCCTGAGACCTATTGATAGTTCAACAGAAGCTGAGAAAGTAGGGTCTCAGAACGAAAACTTGGTCTACACTTTAGACAAAGCATTATTAGAAAAAATGAAAATAGACCTATCCCCAGAAGATGATGATGCTGCTGATGAGGTTTCCGGTGAATTCATTGATATTGCTGCCCCTGAGGATGATGACTTCGTACAAATAAGTGACCAAAATGAAACGGGTAGAAACTTTGCAGCCACTACTTTCAAACAAGTAGAAAAACAAATTGTTGATGCTTATGATATGTTAGCAGATGAGAAAGACCAGAATTTATTCTACGACTATCTTATTACTAATATGCTTCTTTATTTTGATAAATTTGAAGATGAGCTTCAAGAAACACTACCCAGTGTTACCACACCAGAATATGAACAAGCCAAAGACGAAGAAGAACAAGAAGATTCGGAACCAGCCTCAGAACCATTAGCTACAGACTCGGCTGCCCCAGTTGAGGAACCAGCAGAAACAGAAGCTGCTCCGGAAGAAGAGGAAGCACTTGGCGGACCCAGTGGGGATTCATAAAAACTTAACACTTTTTCAAGACTCGTTATAATAGCTTGCAAGCTTTAACAACTTCTCTTAACTTTTATTTACTTTTACTACTTTATTCTAGCTATTACAGCTTCAACTTTGCTAGCATATATATAAGAGTAAATAACTTGACAAGTGTTTCGTTATAGTGTATAACTATTATACAATGGGGGTAAACGGTATCGATTGATAGGAAAGTAGAAAAGGTGCAAGGGTGAGGGAAGCGTGGCTCACTAAAAACGCTTAAACTTTTAATCGCAAACGACGATTTTCAACTAGCACAAGCAGCTTAATAACCTGACTTGACTTGAGGCGACGGCAGCCAAGAAACAGAAAGCCGTATTTTGTCTTCTAAGTGCTTTTGATTATCTCAGCCATAATAAGATGATCTAGTCAAGTGGTCTGTCCGACGAAAAAAACAGTTCTAACCTTGTGAATGACCTCTCTATGGAACTAGACAAGACGGGAGTTCAATTCTCCCTACCTCCACCAGCCGCCTTCGGGCGGCTTTTTTATTACGTTTAAGTTTACACTAGGAACTAATTATATAAACCCACTTTTTTCGGGGAAAATATGAAAAAAACCATTATTTTAGATACCAACGTGTATCTTACAGAGGCAGGTTCTATATTAGCATTTGGAAAAAATAACATCGCCATTCCAACGATAGTGCTAGACGAGATTGATAAACATAAACATCGTCAAGATACCGCTGGCTTAAATGCTCGAACTATGAATAGAGTCTTAGACGCCTTGCGATCAAAAGGCAGTCTTATGGATGGTGTTGCCTTGGGCAGAGGTAAGGGTAAAATATTCGCCGCCCATTATGATGAGAAGTTTATGCCGGCTGGTATGAAAGAAGATGATTCCGACAATAAAATAATAGCCATAGCTTTAAGATTGAAAAATAAAGGACACGAAGTTTCAGTAGTATCTCGTGATCTTAATATGAGAGTTAAATGTGACGCTTATGGGATTGAATGTTTTGACTATCAACCTCAAAAGGTCATTAATTCTGTTGATAATTTATTTACTGGGACAGAAGAATTAGAGGTTGATTTTTCAATCATCGACCGTTTTTACACAGGAGATCCATTTTGCTTGCCTGAGCAAAAAAATAAATTGTTTCCCAATCAATTCCTGCTCCTTAAAAATGAAGCAACAAATAAATCAGCTATCTGTAGATTTAGTGGTGCTGATAAACCTTTGAAAAAAGTAAATAAATTTAAAAATATTTGGGGATTATCTGCGAGAAATAAAGAACAAAAATATGCTATGGATCTTTTATTTGATAGAAATATCCATATTATGTCATTAACAGGACCAGCCGGTACTGGTAAAACACTATTGGCTACTGCCTGTGCTTTAGAACAAGTTATCAATACATCTGGAGCATCTGGAGGTTACGACAAATTAATAATAACTAGACCGGTTCAACCTATGGGCAGAGATATCGGATTTTTACCTGGAACTTTAGAAGAGAAAATGTTGCCTTGGATTGCACCAATCAGAGATAATTTAGAACATCTTTTTGGTGATCGCACTGCTTTAGATATGCAAATAGAACAGGGAACTATTGAGATTGAGGCTATGACCTATATCCGTGGTCGATCTATTGCAAATGCTTTTATGATAGTTGACGAAGCTCAAAACTTGACAGCACACGAATTAAAGACTATAATAACAAGGGTAGGACATGGGACTAAGTTAGTCCTTACAGGAGATATCCAACAAATAGACAATTCCTATGTAGACTCAGTATCAAATGGCTTGACTCATGCGGTAGAAAAATTTAAAAATTATGACATTGCTGGACATATCACACTAACTAAAGGTGAGAGATCACAATTAGCAACTCTTGCTTCGGAGATATTATGAGAGAATATGTTTTTGAGAAGGTAAAAAATACCACCAGGCATTTTCGGTTTGGAAATGTTCCTGTTTATCAAAAAGACCAACTACCAGACAACGTTGATGCCCAAGCTATTTTTCGTTCTGTAGAGAAGTTAATACCATCTAAGTTGTTTAGTGGTCTTAAGGGAGTGCAAATAGGTCACCAAGAGGTTTTTGATGATCGTGAAGCTAATGCCTTGTACAGAGATGGTGTTTTTTATATAACTCAAGATCAAGATAATGATGCTGATTTAATAGATGATATCGTTCACGAATTTGCGCACCACGCAGAAGTTTTATACCCAGAACAAATTTATGGCGATCAAAAAATAAAGAAAGAGTTTCTCAAAAAAAGATATGAGTTAGAATTTGAACTGAAGTCAGAGGGATATTGGACACAGGAATATGATTTTAAAAACCTCAAATTTGATGAGGATTTCGATCAGTTTCTCTATAAAAGAGTCGGCAAAAACCTACTCAGAATGATTACCTCCGGGATGTTTATTCGACCTTATGGTTCTGTTTCATTACGTGAATACTTTGCTACTGGATTCGAGCAATATTTTTTGGGAAGCAAACAAAAACTAAAGAAAATTAGTCCGGAACTATATAACAAGATCGATGAACTCGTCAACAACTAAGAAAGCGGCGGAACTTTGGCTGGAAAACACATTTCTTATTCAGAGTGGAAGAATTGGCTTATTTGCCCACACTATCATAAACTTACCTATATTGACAAGATTAATAAGTTTGAGGGTAATATCTACACTGCCTTTGGAAAAGCTTTACATACCCTGTGTGAGGAGACTCTCACAAAGACTGAGCAGTATAGGTCTCAGGAAAAGATCACTACTCTACTCAAGGAACAGTTTGTAAAAGAACTGAAAGCTTTGCCGGCTGATGAACAACAGAGAGCGGCTAACGATTTTGACCTGCCTTTATGGATGTCTCACGGCATTGAGATTATTCCCGACCTTTATCGCTCGCTGGTAGAAAAATTTGGGAAGCTTGGCGAGGATTGGCACGTTTTAGCTGCTGAGGAGTTTCTATACCAACCAATTACTGAATTTACTGACGCAGAAAAAAAATTTAAAGGCTTTATTGACCTTGTAGTTTATTCTAAAAAAGATGAGAAGGTTCACTTAATTGATTGGAAGACTTGCTCCTGGGGTTGGCGTCGTGAAAAGAAAAGCGATAAGGTTATGGCATACCAGCTTGTATTATATAAACATTTTTACTCGCAAAAATATGATGTCGATCCCAAGGATATTGATTGCCATTTTGTTCTTTTAAAGCGTACTGCCAAGCCTGGAAAGAAAGTTGAGTTTGTCAGAATTACAGCGGCTAAAAAAAGAACGACAGATGCATTAAAATCTTTGACTACAGCCCTATACAACATTACAAAAGAACGATATATTAAAAACAGAAATTCTTGTACGAGTTGCAAACACCGCCCAGGTGTTTGTGAATTTTATAGGACTGAATATTGCAAGTGAGGTATTAAATTGGATAAAAAAATTACGGTTATGACGATAAGTGACCACCCTTTGTTGCCTTCTGGAGTAGGGACCCAGACAAAATATGTTATAGAAGCCCTTCTTAATAGTGGCAAATTTAATGTGATCTCCCTTGGAGGAGCGATTAAACACCAGAGTTATGAACCTAAAAAAATTGAAGGATATCCAGGATTTTGGGAAATATTCCCAGTTGATGGTTATGGCAATGCTCAAATGATTGGTCAATTTATTAGAGATCGAAAACCAGATATCCTATATTTTATGACCGATCCACGTTTTTATGAGTGGTTGTGGTCAATAGACGATCAAATTCGAGATAAGCTACCTATGGTTTACTATCACGTTTGGGATAATTACCCATACCCAAAATATAACAAGAGATATTATGATGCTAATGATGTAATCGCAAGTATTTCAAAAGTCACAAGCGATATAGTTCAGAACGTCTGCCCAGAAGTTGAGGAAGAATATGTTCCACACGCAGTAAATTCAGATCATTTCTATCCAAGACCTTCAAAAGAAATAGACGACCTATATAAAATAAATCCAACACTAAAAGATAAATTTATATTTTTCTGGAATAATCGGAACGCTAGAAGAAAACAGTCTGGTAGTTTGGTGTATTGGTTCAAGGAATTTCTAGAGAGGGAGGATGTAGATCGATCAAAGGTTTGTTTGTTTATGCATACTGATCCTACCGATCCCCATGGGCAACCATTGCATTACCTTGCTTCTCATTTAGGGTTTAATGACGGGGAGATTTTTCTTTCTACCAATAAACTTCAGGCTGAACAATTAGCAGCGCTTTACACAATGGCTGATTGTACAGTTAATATTTCAGATGCAGAGGGGTTCGGGTTGGCAACTCTTGAGTCTCTATCTTGCGGCACTCCAATTATTGTTAATATGACAGGTGGTTTACAGGAACAAGTCACGGATGGAGAGAAATGGTTTGGTATTGGAATTGAGCCAAGCTCTAAGGCTGTGATTGGATCGCAGCAGGTGCCATACATTTACGAGGATAGAATTAACAAAGACGACTTTATTAACGCTCTTCTAGAAATGTATAATAAAACTCCCCAAGAACTAAAAGAACTAGGCGATCTTGGACAACAACATGTTAAGAACAACTACAATTTTGATGTTTTTAAGAAACAGTGGGTTGATCTGATGTTGCGAGTTCATGAGGAAAGAGGATCTTGGGATAATAGAAAGAAATACAATAATATTAGGACAGTGGAATTATGATTAATAAACCTAAAATATTAGTGGTTGGTCCCGTTTGCAACCTATCAGGCTACAGTGAACACGCAAGAACATTACTGGACTCATTGTTGGAATTACAAGATACAATAGAAGTCTATGTCCAAGATACACAGTGGGCTGCTACTAGTCGTAGCTCAAAATATTACGAAAAGTACAAAAATCTTATTGACAAAACAAATCGGCTTTTTGTATCTCGACAGGATGCTCAAGGTAATATTAATATAAGTGACTTGTTTACTGCCACTTACCAAGTGAGACCACCTAATGAATTCCATCCTATGTCACCACACGACATAGGTGTCACGGCCGCTTTAGAAACAACATTTGCACCATCAGAATGGGTTGCTAAGTGTAACACTATGAAACATATCTTAGTTGTATCCAATCACGCAAAAGAAAACCTTAAAAATACAAAAGATGAAAACGGTGTTGGGATTTCGTGTCCGATCACAGTTGTACCATTTGGACACGATGATACTGTGGAACAAATAGACATCTATAAAGGTATGAATATTAAAACAAAGTTTAACTTTCTTACTGTTCTTCAAATGGCACCAAGAAAAAACTTTGGGATGACATTAAAATGGTTTATAGAGAACTTTAAAGACGATGAAGAAGTAGGACTTATTGTAAAAACACATATGCATAATAATAGTACTATGGATTTCTATGCAACAAAGCAGGATATTGAAGCAACTCTTCAAGCTATAGCGCCTAGTAGAAAGTGTAAG